TTAGTCAGTCGCCTCCATTATCCTGTAAAAGACGTCCACGCCTTCGGCTTTCGTATCGACGATTGTCGCTTTCAGCGCGCCTGAGTCGGTTCCGGCCGGCGCCTCGACAAAGACGGTGGCAGGAGACGTTCGTGAGCCATAACGGCGTTTCGTCGCGTTGTAGCCGTCGCGCCCATAGCATCCGCTATCCGGTGCGCGCCACGGTTCGAAAATGGTCACATCTGGCGCAACACCCTGAAGCTTGCTGACAAGAGCTGGTCTGGTGTTGCGAGGAGCTATGAGCGTCTGCTGGATTCGCGTGATATATGCTGCGTCCGTTTCGGAAGTAATTCGTACGAGATCGCTTCCAAAGTAATCTGCGGCTGCAGCGTCAATAAAATTTCCTGTACTGCTTTGCAGACGCGCCTGATTCGCAGTGTAGGCGAGCAGCGCGTGCAATTGAGCCCAGGGCCACGCGAACCCGGTCAGCAGGCCGTCCAGAACGGGCGTGCTGTTTTCTTCGGTTGACGGAAACCATCCTTGCGGCAGCACTGCGCGGATACGCGCGGCCATATCGTCAAGATCGCCGATCGCCATGAGTTTTCAGATCCTGTACTGGTATATATTCCGAATAATCACGAACTGATCAGTGTGACCGTCACCGATGCGGCGCGCACGACACTTCCTGTGTCGCCGCCGATGTCCGCTGCAGCTCCATTGACGGTAACAATCCCCACACTCTTTACGAGGGTTCCCGCCGCCGTAAGTGCAGCGCTGGAGATTCTTGTGTAACTGCAGGTGGCGCCGACCGCGAGGGCGTTGACGTATGCGAGAACGCCACTTTCCACGGAGGTTTGCACAGACGCCAGCACGACGCCGTCGGCGAGCGTGACAGGCACGACGATTACCGCCGGAACCAGCGCTGCGCGGATGGTGGCCGTCTCGACGCCACAGGCGCGTTGCGCTTCGATCGCCGCCTCGACGCTTGCTACGGTGGCGTCCGGAGCGTCACCAGAGCCGTCGTCGATCGCTGCGAAGAAAAACCCAGGACGATAGACACTATTGGGCGTAGTATTTTCGATGACCTGATAAGTCAGGTTAGACGATACGCCAGCGATGGCGCCCTCAACGGCCTTCAGGGTCGCGGAAGACAGGGACGCGAACCAAAGAGTCACGCGCGCTTTCACAGCCGCGTCGCTCTCCTGATTGGATCCGTTTGTGGCGGCTGCGAGATTGGAACAGGTGTCGATACCAGAGATCTGCGTGCCCAGGAGATTGAGCACGCCTGCTGTCACGTTCCCTGTTGTTCCAGTGGCCAAACATTGAACCGGGCAGGTGATGGACGCCACTCCCTTTGCCCGGATATATCCGCCGGCGGACGTCGACCAGTAAGGATTCGACGTGTCGGATACTACGGAAAATGAAATTGTTCCATCTGAGGATTTTACGATCGCTCCGACGGGCACGACGGCGGACGAACTCTGTGGCGCGAGGCAGATGAATGTCTCGGTGGTGGTAGCGGCAGTCGCGCCCAATCTGCTCATGCCGAACTGGGCGATCCATGAATCGACATCGTCGCCATAAGAAGACGCCAGACGCGTCGTGGCCAGCACCTGGAGCAGAAGGTATTGAAGCCACAATGCGACTGTCGCATTGGCTTCCATCAGGGAGCGTGAGACAGAACCAGTTGTAAAGTCGAGAAGGGACTTACAGGCGCCCTGAGCGGCGGCTGCAGCGTTAGACACCATGGTCGAAAAATTCTGGAGTGAGGGGGTCATGTCAAAGTTCCAGCGCGACCGTGCCGCCTGTTTCTGTGTTGGTGTAGGTGATCGAAATACGCGTACTGCCTTGCCGCGGCCTAGTGACGGCTATGATCGGCGCGGGCGTCGAAGAAACCGATGCCTCAAGCTGGATCTGTTGGGAAATCAATGTTTCCAGATCAGCCGGAACGTCCGCGCCCCCTACTCGACCAGGAAGCCCGGCGCCATAATCGAGAGAAAATATGTAATCTCCCGCATTCGTCGCAAGACGGCGAAGAATTCTCTGGTTCGAAGCGTCAACACCTGACGCCACCGCAATGTCGCCCGAAGAACCCAGCGTCAGATCCGAACCGGGGACATGATAGACGTCAGGCATGTTTTCGTTCCGATCATTTGATGTGCGTGTGAAGCGGTGTCATTCCGAAACCGGAGTGCCGGAGAGGCTTGATCCACTTTGTACGCCACGGTGAATATGCTGTTCCAGGCTAACCCCAGAAGTAGAAATATCGCCTTGAGCGCTGATTGTTCCATGAACGGAAAGATTTCCGCGGATGACGAGGGGGCCTACGACGGTGATTCCGTTTTCAGAAACTACAAATTCAGTATCGGCAATTTTTATGCCAAATTGCCCTGCCTGAAGCACGGCGCCTCCAAGCGCCGAAAAAGCAGGCGGCATTGAGACGGCGTCGAAAATTCTTGTTACTACAATATAGTTGTCCCCATCGCCCTGCACTGTCTCAATAAGGACATGAGACCCCAGTTCCGAGGGCGCGTAGCAGACAGTCGCACCCACGGCGATCGCTGCATCACAGATCCAGCCCGTTTCGGTGTTCTCAGGTTGAAGCCTTACCTTGACCAGTCCTGAAGACGGATCGACGGCGCTCACGACGCCAAGTCGAGCGCGCCCAATCCTGCTGGCATGCGCGTGCATTTGCATGTCGAGAACGCTACGTAAACTATTCACGAGACGTTCCCCAGATTGCTTCTGTTCCTGAGCGTAATACTTTGCGTCACGCGAGGCCCGCTCAATGAAAAAATAACGTCATCGACGGTGTAAGGAACTCCGTCAAACGAAGTGCCGGTTCCTTGAAGGATCACGCGTTGGCGCGGTGATATGGACAGAGAGGGATGGACGTTCATGGACAACGTTCTCGCGTGAGCCATGGTTTCATTATATTTCTGTCGCGCCAGAGCGGCGCATTCATCCAGTGTTGTGCCAACAGCGGCCGTATAAGCATAGCGTGGACCGCCGGTTGATATGTCCGACGGGTAGGTCGCGGAGTGAGACGTTCTTTGCCGGGCGTCCCAAGCAGAAACGGTTACTGCAGTGCTGTCAGAATAGGCGATCCTTCGAGAAAGCGCGAGATTCCACACAGACGAAACGGGGTATTTTGTTTCTGAATCGGCCTGCTTCCAATTCAAATATAAAATTTCATCGTTTTCGTTCGGGGCTTTGAAGTAAAGAGTGTTGCCGTCGACCCATAGGTCGTAACCATACCGTCGCTGCATTCCGACGCAGAAATCCCATGCCGTCTGAAATCGGTGCATGCCTCGAAGGCCGTGAGCTTTGTGCTCGTACTGATAAAATTGCCCGACGAGGCCGGATGTCGTGTCCACGTCCGGTGTCAGGCCAACGTCCATGGCTAACTGAGCAATTGCCTCTGAGGCCGTAAAATTTAGAAACGACTGCCCCGAAAGTTCACGCTCGATGAGTCGCGCTGATCGGTCTCTGCCGGAGACGATCACGCTATTACCTGCTGGAGTATAGTGTGCGTGATCGACAACGCCTCCAAAGAGCAGAGAATAGGGCTGGGTTCCCTCATTTTGGCCGAGTGGGAGGAATCCCAGATAAATCTCTATGGGTAGTTCAAATGTGCCGACATCAGGATCGAACCAGTACGGAGATGACGCCTCCACCGGAAAAGTTACGGAAAATGTTCCAGATTCAGACAATCTGCTCTTTTTAATATGAACATTTGAGGCGGTAGGCAACGCTGTTCCGTTAGTCATGACCAGAAGGCGGGGCTGCGCCACTGAATCGCCTACGGTTGCGGGCAGGTTTAATGTAAGCATGGCTCGCCTCTCGTGATGTAGGGTGGCGTGTGGATTCCACGCTAATTGTGTTGTGCAGTGATCCGAGAATCAGACATCACATAATCATACCTGATCGACGCCTCCGGACTGGGTCGCATCAACTGGCGGCACTGCTATGGTTATGATCTGAGGAATCCAGATGTCGGTAAGTCCATTTAGGCTCATTATTCTGTTGGCTTGGGTTGCATCGCCGAGTAGGCGAGCAGCGACATGCCACAAAGATATATCAGAAGGGCCAATAGTTCGGATGTTCGCCATAGTCAGGGTGTAGTCGTCAAATTTGATGCGCCAGTTGCAATGTTTACATTTGCGGTTGCGCGACTGACGTAGGCGTTGGTAGAGGCGACGGATGCTATGATGCCGGAATGTCCTACGGCAGCCGATAGGGCGCTCATGCCGCCGACGACATCGGGTCCTGAGTTTTCTGCGATAGAAGAAAGTTCCTGCCCTGATAGACCCATCATGGAATACAAAGATGAACTGAGAGAACTCAATTGTTCTCCGACGTTGTTGATAGACGACGTAGAACTCGTGGACGAAAGGCCTCCCGCAACCGTTGCTACGCCGGTTAACTGACTATACAGCGTCGCCATCGAATTCCCCGTTCCAAAGAGACTCGCTAGAGGGGTTATTTGACCGGCATAGACGCCTATTGCTGACGTTACCGCTGCGGCATATGAAGTGAGGGAACTCATTGCGGCAGAGAGCGTCGATACTGCAGTCGCGCCGTCGGAGCCGATAAGGTTGGCCAGCGCCGATTTTGTGCCGTTAAGCGGGTTTGGAACTGAGCGTAAGACCTCACATCGTATGTTGTATGGAACAATGTTTCCATTTTCTGTGTATATAGCTTGAAACGACGTGATTATCACTTGCCTAGACAACGCGGCGCCAGCAAATGAAAGCACGTTACCCGACCGCGCCATGGTTTCAAGGGCTTGGGCGCGTGCTACTGCATTATACCCACGGAAAATGCCACTCCACTCCAAGGGTGCGTCGAAATATCCTTCTAGCGATATAGTCTTGGTTCCGCCGGAACTCCACGAGACTGAGGCGTTCTGAATTCCTCCCCAAGGTAAAAAAGAGGGAACCTCAGTGTCAAGAAAGGCGAAGGAACCGAGGGTAAACGCACGTGCACTTGATAGGGATGCGACAGCCGAGGCCGTCCTCAGGAGATTCGTCATGCGTGCCATCCTGGATAACTAGGTACCGCTTGTGGCCATGACAGGGTGGAGTTTGTTGGCGCGGCAGATAGTCCATTAATCAGATGAGAGGTCACTGCGTCAGCAAATTCGCTTATACTCGGCTGGTAGACTGTTGAAAATTTTTGGTTTTGAAAATTCGAATGTTCCATGTGCATGATTTGTGGAAAATTATAACTATTTCTAAGAAATTCGTGGGAAATTTTAGGATTGATCGTCTTTAGGTCATCTGTTGCCCGTAACTGAGATGTGCTGTAAGCAAGGGGTTGGTACGGAATCGGAGCGAAATGATCTCGTGTCGTACGTAATTTATTTCTGAAAATAGATGAAAAAATCGATGAGTTCTTCTGTTTTGTGGTGGTAGATTTTTTATATGTCGCACGAGATGCTCGGATTCGTTTAATTACCCTGGGTATCACGGTGAGATGTTTGTCAAAGAGATGAATGGGAAGTTGAACATTTCTTTTTTGAATAACATAGTCTGCGAAAGATCGTGTTAAAGAAGAGAGATATAAAAATTTTTTTGGAGTCACGTAGTTAATGTTTGATTTTTTGTGTGGAATTGAGTGTTTAAATATTTTTATAGAATTCGATTTTTTGTTTTCGAAAAAATTTTTATGTTGAAATTGTAAGTGGTTTTTTTTCAGAAAAAACGGAGCTTTCTTTAGGGTAGCGTTTTCCTGTGGACGCGCACCCTGTGCAAAATTACTTGTCGTGTAGAGAATGTTTGCGCGTAACTTACTCAGCGTCGGTATATTTTTTTTGATAAAAATTGAATTGTGTAGGGGGGGGGTAATATTTCTTAGAATGTGAAGAATTTTTTGAATGCGAGCCATGTTGTCTTGAGTATTGGGCGTGGAGAGGTGACAAATGCACGACAGGGGCGGCTTTATAATTTTCGAATTTTCCGAGATATCGAGGATTTTGTGAATGCTGTTTATGGAGAATTTCCTGAAATGTAGCCTTTTGGAATTTAGTTTTTTTTATATGTTTTTTTTCGAAATTTAAAGAAAATGGAAATGGCTTTGTAATTTGATTTATAGATATTTTTGATTTTTGTAATGATTGGCGGGCGATATTTGCGTCGCGTGCCTGTTTTTGATATCTTGCTACTGTTTTCACTTTAGGGTAAATGAAAATTTCCCGTAATTTTGCACTATGTAAGATATTAAATTTACTGTTAGATTGTTTTTGTATGATTTTTTGCAATATAGTTGAAGAGTCATTATGAAAAAAAGCTAAATTATTTTTAAAATTTCTGTTGAGGTCGCGAGGTCTAGAAAATTTAATTGAAGACACAGTTTAGACCTCGCGACCTGTAATATTAGTACAAATTGAATTATTGTCGGGGTAAGATAATTTTTCCATGAATGAAATATTATTTCATATATTTATCAATAAATTTATATGACACAAGAAAATGCGCTAAGTGCCTGCGCCGTCTGCCCATGTGCCGCTCTCCCAATTATAAACCCCTCCGTCCAGTTGACCTGCAACCACTAACGCGGCGGCGCGCAATCGTGGGTCCCAAGTGCAGATCACGTCATAGGGAACATTAGCACGCAACAGACCCATGAGCGTGGACAAGGACGGAGAGTTTGTCAGTTTTTTATTTCATCTTTTATTTTCGAATCGCAGGTTGAGCCGAGAGAGTCAATGTGATTGTGCAACGCGTCGAGTCCCTCGCTTCCGATCTGATTAGCAAGATCTCGGATCGTGGCATGATTGCGAGGAAACGGTACGGGAATTCCATCGATTGCGCGTATTGAGCACCATGTTTGGGCTACGCTTATATACGCCTGATTTTGTGCCCCGTCACCGCATGCGAGCAAAAGATCCAGGATTTCTCCCGGGTTTAACTCCCTATACTCCAGCTTTGTTCCTTTAGTGGTTGTGAGTATAACAACTTCTTTATGAGTGAAGGGCACGGTTAAATCTCGCGACGTTGGCTTGCGAAAAATGTTACTGTTTGCGTAACTATATTTTCCGCCTGAAACGAACCAGCGTTAGTAAATGTTAACGCTATTCCACTATATTCATATTTTGATGTTGTTCCATCTGATTCCTGAATGTAGCAGTAAAGAACGCCAGAAGAAATCGAATTGGCGTTCCAGTAAGCGAGTTCATCCGCATCGAATAATTTATCAAGAGCCGAATTTCCGCGATCGACCGTAAATGAACCGCGCCACCCGGCTGGTGTGCTGAATTCGACTGGCGGCTTGTTAAGGGGGTTTGTTCGTTGTCGACGACTTTCTTGTTGCACAGAAAAATTTACAACATCTTGCAGGTCGATACGTTCACCGTTCCAAATTAGAACGATCGATCCTTGACGGCCGATTGTGTAGGGAGTGCTCATGTATTCGCGGTGACAGTAACGTCAGCGCCTCCATTTATATTGAGAATAAATTTTCTATTGACACCGAAATATGTTACGCTGACGTCAGCTTGAAGATAGCCAAGAGCGATTCTTGATTGCGGGTTATTTTTTGTCGAACAGGTTACAGAGTACGCAGCATTGCCAGACGCGGTTCCAATAATGCCTTGACTTTGAAGGTCGGAAAGAAAACCCGTAAGCGTTGCATCAATGTTTGAAAATAAGGTCGAAGAAATTGGTTGTCCGACATAAACACCCATTCCAGATGCCACCGTGCCAGCGATGAAATTTGTCACACGTGTATATTCATCTCCGTCAATCTCTGCGTTGCTCGACACATTGAAGCCACCCCGTACACACCAGTAACTGCCACCAGGCGCGGGATTGCAGACAACGTCCAGCCCGTTCTGGAACAAAGAGGTCAATTCGGCAGATGAGTAGGTTGTTACTTGTCCCGTGCTTGTGAGTCCAGATTTCTGACTGCCTATTACGCCGTAAATTTGTTTGTTGAGGCTCGGAAGTTGCGGTGAGAGGCAAGATAGACATCCTGCGACGAAGCCCTGAGCCGGAACTAGGCGAGTAACTGCGTTTTCGGTGTCATACCAGTACAGCCAGTCGCCAAACATAACTTTTAGCGCATAAGAATCGACTCCGGCGGAGGTCCGTGTAGACACGGCATTGTTTATTGTGTCGCCAGATGGGCCGGAGGTTATCATATATACCCCCTCCTGAACGCCGAATGAGGCTTGTGTTGACCATGTTGTGGCGTCTGTGACGCCGGCAAGGACGCCGAGGCTGCATTTTTGTCCCCGGAGCGCGTACATTCCTGTGCGTTTGAGGTCGTCAGAACCAATCAACGTTGCGGCGGTTACGCCGGAGGTTCCATCAGAGCCGTTCATGAGATATTGGTCCGTAATGACCGTCGGGGACACGCTTGTCCCGGTTCCCAGTGAGGCGACGACAAGGGTGCTGGGACCTCGTGTGGCTGACTGGCCGCTGTTGATCGCAGCCACGACCGCAGCCCAAAAACTGGCGTTGCCCCCTTCTGTCGAGAGATTATCGAATGATTCAGGAACGGCGTTGGGCATTTGGACAACCAGCTTCCAGGTGCCGGGTGCTGAGCCGGCAGTTAACGCCACGCTGATAGTGTTGCCTGCTGAACCGGTGTAAGCGGCCGACAGCATCATGGGATAACTTGACGACGTGATGTCGTATTGCAAAGCGTATGTTGCTGCGACATCTGTGCCGTCTGTAACACGCACGCCTACAAAGCTGCTGGCGCCCTGAACGATAGCAACTGAGACGGGGGTAGCTAGGTCATAGGATGTCTGCTGCATAGGACCGAACAGGACGAAACGCTCCTGAGAGGTCCCGAAGGTGCAGGGAGCGTTGACTGGGCCCCAGGAGGCTGTTCCAACGACGCCTATAGTGTTGGTGCCGACGCCGGCCAGAGAGGTAGCTCCAGCCGTTTGAATCTGAACGTAGAGGTCGGGTACGGACAACGAAGCGGTGTTTAGTTCACCGCTTTGAGATATGGTCGCCATTAAATCGACGCCTTTTCTTCGGGAATAGAGTCGGTCTGTGGGACAGTGATGGTGATTTGCCGAACGTAACCTGCTTGACTCGATGAGAGGATATCTTCAATTGCATTTGGAGATGAAATTAATTGACCCTTTTTGTAGGATGAAAATGGCGTTGTCACTACGAGGAAGTTATTCATTCCTTCCTTATCCTTTCTATATCGTTACGATATGTAGATTTAATTCACGCGTTATGTGATGATAGGTAGCAATGGATAAAGTGTTTCCTGTTCTAATTTTTGTATAGCTGACCCTAAGGCGGAAACACGTTCGTCATTCGATCCCGATGCTAAATATGTTGGTGCAATCCAACCGCCTTCGGCGAATTCATTCCATGCATAGAGAAGTCCCGCGCCGCATGTAGCGGATGAAGTTGATTGAATGAAATCCGCCATGTTCGCAACATGAGCGGCGAGTGCGTCGGCGGTCGCCGTTTCATAGTAATCTTCAAGACTAAGACTCGGATCGAGAGGATAGAATGCTTGCGGATTTTTTATGAGCGGGCGTTGATCCCAACCGGCCATAGCGGTGGGCATCATTGGAAATCCGGACGCCGCTCGCGCGCTCCAATCTGCCTCTGCGGCCGCGGCTAGCGACGAATACGGTTGCGTCGCGCCGTTAAGTCGCGGCGTACAATATGCGCCGGACGCATCGGCGCCGACTGAATTTGCGGCGGTTGTGTTGTCATAATCTTGAAACGCAGCCCCAGAGAGGTATACTATGTAAGGGTCTTTCCCTGTGCCCTGGCTAACTCTGCTTCGAATGTAAGATACAGCCCCGTTTAATCCAGAGGGTAGCCCGCTAAGTTGAGCGCTGTTTGCGTCCAGCATCAAATACAGCGGTCTTCCGTCAAGCACAGTAAAGTAAAAATCGTCCGACATCAGATCGATATCACGGTGCAGTGTTGCGCTATATCCATCGACCCCACTTGGGTCGCTCCAGTTAGAGGACTGACCAAGCATGCAAAACTGCAAATTTCCTCTTTTTTCGCTGGAAAGATACAGAGAGAGAGCTGAACTCAATGTATTCGATGGCGAATAAGAGTCAAACGCCCAAAACGACAGCCCGGCTGATAGTGCAGCCATGATTTCCTGATCGATAGAGTCCTGGGTCGAGGTCGGCCACATAACAGAGCCATCTGTCGTTACGGACGCGTTTGCAGGCCAGCGATATTCCCATTGTTCGTCGGATAGCGCTGCCGCACATTGTTGATCAATCGTGTTTGCCATATCGTACCACGCGTCAAAGCGAATGGCGCCGATAGGGGAAGCTTTGGGCGGAGTGTATGTGCCCAAAACCCCAAAGGCCCATGCGTCGTTAACTACGCCGACAGGCCATAGAGTGGGCGCTACGGACTGCGTCTCAGTCCAGCCGTATTCAAACGTCCATATCAAATCAAGGCGGTATAGACCTTGATTTAAACTGGCGTCAATTGCATCACGTTTGATAAATTTCAAGGGCCCGCAATCGACGTCAGGCAGTAGGTCGCCCCCGGTTAACAGGGCGGTCATCACACTGCTCTCTAGCGTGTCACGGTAGGCAATTGAAGGTGCGAATAAGGAGACGCAAAATCCGTCTTCGACGCGACACAGCTCCCGCTCTATAGAAATATTGCTGGCGGTTTTTGCATAAAATGTCCGCGCAGAAGAGTTCAATAGGGAGGCGCCTGTGGTTGTAATGGTCGAGTGACCGACCGCCTGGATTTGTGCGCCAATTTTCTGAGCGATGAGGGTTGCGGTATCGCCGATCGATACATGCACGGGATAAGCCACGTCGTCTATGACTGCGCCCGCCACTCCGCTTGCAGAGGCGATACCATTGAACTGCAATACTCCGCTTGATGTTTTTGCTGTAATCCCGATATCACTTTGCACACGGCAGGGGGTCCAACTTTGGCCATACCGCGTTTTGTCACGAGCCATCCCGGATTTCTGATTGACCGTGATCCACGCAATTGCAGATTTGGCCGTCAAATCTACGTTCAACTCTACCGCCGGCGGCCATCCGCGAGCGATTTTGACGTCAAAACCGAAGATGCTTCCGCCGGACGACTCGTTTGGATATATGAATGAGGCAATTTTTGCAGCCAGAGACTGTTCGATATCAGGGGTAGTGATTGTCATAATTGGTCGATTTCAAGATCTGCACGCAGGCCGTAAGGAGAGTATTCTACTCCGGAAATGTGGTAACTTAAACCGAAGTTATCGCGAACGCGCAATCCACTTTTTACCTCTATTGTCGGAATGTTTGGCATTAAAAGTGAGTATGCCTGAGCCGGGAGGTCGGTGGGTAACCTGGCGGCAGGTGGTTTTCCTGAGTGTTTTGCTAAGAGGGAAACTGGCCAATTTTCGGCTATCATAGTATCAGCGCGGAATACGGGGCCTTGAGGAACTGTGAGTCCAACTGTCTTTTCGTTTGTGGGCGAGTCGCAACACCATAGCGATATCGTCGCATTCGTCAGCGTGACAAGGATTGCACGTGCTGATTCGCAGCGGCAAACAAAGTAAGTATCTTGCAAATAATTTTGCGCGGTTGGCGTCGAATTTGTGACCAGATAATCGCCTGGTATTATGCCGGAGTTATCTGGCGCAGCATACCGGAACGCGTGTCCCCATGGTGCGGGAGTTTTGAAGGCAAAGTTTGGTGTGTCGTCAAAAATGCAAAAAAAATCGCCGACCGGGTCATTGTCTAAGGGGGATTGCGAAGAGATTGACCTGTATTGTAAAGTTGGAGCGCCGCATGCTTGGGATGCTTTTTGAAACCCTAGGGCTATCCTGTTTTGTAGGCGGAAAATATCCATTAAACGGTCAATCGAACTGAAAATGTGGGTCTGCCTGGCCCAGGAGGGACGCCTAGAAATTGGACCAACTCCAACCTCTGCTGATTATATAAGTCGACGCGATCTTTCACTTCATCTTTGTTACGAGTCCAAATAGCAGCTTTGTCGGTGTCTATTTGATTGGCCGCGCCAGAAGGTCCCGTCTCAAGAGCAACCAGAGTGGAAAGCATACTTCTGACGACTGAAATTTCTGACATGGTTAGGTTTGTGAGCCGAAATTCAAGTTGGCCATAGTGATCGAAAAACCGCCACGAAGAAAATCCGGCGTCGCCGCCTCCGAAGACCGGATACCAGCAGTATCGACGAACATTGACTCGCTCAATGTCGGTCAGGGCATTTGAGTTGGATGTTCCGCTCATAGGTTATACCCTGACATGCTGTTTTTTATTCGATCACGAGAATTGTAACAATATTTTATTTAAAATCGGTCAGGTATTTAAAATTCAAAAGTGGTGTATCTAAATCACAAGCTTTCGATGACCACACCGCGTTTCAAGTAACTATTCGTAGAAGTAGGGATAATTGAAGGATTCACTGTCGCGTCGGTGGGAAGCGCAAAACCGCCGATCCAGTACCATGATTGGGCAATAATTTGTTTCAGGCGATCGAGGGGCTCTCGGGTAATCATCATGATTCCATCAAGGTTTTCGATCAAGGCCCGATCGCTGTCTGGAATCTCGACAACGCCATTGTAATCGCCCTCGATCAACGCTCCCTGCCCGCAGACAATGGCACGATGAATTACCCCAGCTCCCAAAGATGCTTGAAGAGGCGCTTCTGTGGTCGGGATAAAGCGGACCCCCAGCAACTCAACAACAGATCCGGCGCGATAGGTATCGCTACCGTATGCCCCTCTGTATAGGTACTTGAAATCTCCGTCTCGGAATAGGCCAAGCATCTGCTGATCGTCGAGGTAGCAGTGATATGCGCCGTCGATTGTCGGAACGTTGTTCATGCGCAGAGCGGCGACCGCCGCAAGAACGGTCTGAATGCCCAGCGTATCGCCGGGGACATATGTGCTGGACCCATAATTGCCGGTGGGTGCAACGAGTTGCGCTGTCGTCAGGCGATTATTCGGGCGAAGCACCAGCGGCGCCGTGGAAGCCACCACGGGGCTACCGGCGACCGCGTCGCTGACAGCTACGGAAGTGGAAAAAGTCAACGTGCCCGACTTTCCCAGCGGCGCAGTAGAGACATTCACTGCGTCCGCCGTGGCAGTGATCAAGGTATACGCGTTACTGCCGACTGTTACGGTCATGCCGGACGACTGCCCTACTGACACGACCTGTCCCGAGGAATTCAAGAGCGACAGGAAGCCACGGATATCGTCGACGGCCACGTCAGCGCCGGCAGCGCTGAGCGCAGTGGTCACACGGGTGTTGCCCCCAATGTATCCACCTACGCCTCCGATGCCGCCACCGAACAAGGTATTGCGAGCAATGCGATCGAGCGATTGGAGAGCCTGGATACCGTTCGTATTCGCATTTGCAAGAAATTGATCGGCAATTCCCACACCTTCGCTAACTACATTGAGGTCAATCGTGTCCCCATACTGGTTAATAGAAAGCGTATATTGTTCGACAGACCAGCTTGATGGCGTCAATCCGTTATCGAAGTTGGTGTTCTGAGAGGGATTCATTGGCGTGGTCACTGGGGCCTTGAGGCCCTTGCGTGTCTTTGTAATGCTTTCGCCAATTCGGTTAGGAAAAATCTCTCTGTCGGCAATTGCGCGAAAGGCAATTCGCGACTGGAGTCCTGCAGTGAACTCGCGTGCTAGGTAGCCCTGCTGAATAATGGGCTGTAATTGCGCCGGAAAATTATCAATAGCCAATTTAAATATTCCTTATTTAGTTCGAGCGCCGAGCGTATGATGGCGCAACTCTCTTCAAGGACGCACGATACTCGGCGTCGGTCATGTCGCGGACTGAGGAAAAGACCGGCGTTCTCTCTCGTGGGGCGACAGCCGGACGTGCGGCGCCTGTCTTTCTATTCTCGCCGTCCTTACAGGAAAATAGAAACGGCTTATTTGATTTCAGAGCGGAAAACGCGTCGTCGACGCCGATTATTGACCCGTCTTCAGATATGGAAACTCGCGATGTGTCGAGAAGCGGTAGGCAATCCATGTCGACAAAACCAACGCCAATTGCAGCCTCACGAATTGCAGCGTTACGCTTCATTAGCAAAATTTCCGCTACACGAGCCTCCGCATTAGCCTGTGCTTCGGCATGAGCATTTGTGAGTTCGGTTTCGAGTGCGACTGAACGCGCCCGCGCTTCTGCAAGATCGGCCTGCACTTGAGCAAGTTGCCCCGAGAAAGCGTTTGCAACGCTGTCGGCCGCTGACTGCGCTCCCTGTGATAGGTCGCGACCGATAGTCTCGTTGCCTAAGGATGAGCTGTGTTTGTCGGAACTCATTTATATCTCCGAAGTGTCGCGATCCTCGACCGCAGCTTTGATATTTTTTAAGCGTTGATCATGTTCTGCTAGATCGCTCATGATTTTCTCACGTTCCTCATGAATGTGTGGGACTCTGGTCGCTGGTCTCATCATCTTCACGGCAGTGTCCATCGAAACAGCGTTGGCGGTCCTGGCGGCTTGTACTGCGTGGGCCATAGTCTGCATGTCTCCAAAAGTTGGTTCAAACCATGGAGGCCATATCAAAGATAAATTCTTGGGACTTATTGAGCCGTAAGATTTTCCAGATATTAACACGTCTGGAATTTTTTCAGTAATTTTGCATATTAATCTGAGAAGGGGGAGTAATCCGGAATCGCCGTAAGACCGTCGAAGGCGACCAGTCAACCACGTCAATCCCAGACACATCAACTCCATGGCGCGCCCGGACTGGGCGGCGCTGACACGGTCGCCTTGTGCGCGGTTGCCGTGCATTGCTTCTAGCGCTAGGGAACGAAGCGCTTCCCACATACTCAGCGAAGCGGTGGCTCCGGTGCCGTTAATCTCCAAAAGTTTTGCGTCGCCGCCAGCTGGTACGGATATTGCGTAAGATGGATCCTTTGGAAGCGACGCGGAGATGCCGCCTGACATCTGATATTCATCTCCGGAGAGCACCATTGTAGGGTCGGCCGAGTAACGCAATCCACGAACCGTTTGGGAGAGTAGATAATCAGCGTCTATCATCGCATCAATCCCGGCGGAGAAGGTGCTTTTGCCATCGGGAGCGGTGGGGTCAATTGCGGGTAAATTCTTTATCCATATGATCGGCGTTACACCCAAGCTGTGACTTGTAGAGCGCTCCTGGTCCCTGATGAGATTCGCTTCTCTAGGAGAACCGTCTGCGACGGGCACGGGTTGGTACCAAATTGTCTCTTTCTCGGTGAAGTCGCGGATAAACCAGTAGTTTCCTGGCTCGAAGTAACCGATGTCCGATCTGTTGAGCGAATCTGCATCAACAACATATTGTTCGCGAACCATTATCAGCCGATTGGGCTCTGACAGGGAAAATGTTGGTTCGAGATAACATGTTCTCTTTATTTCTATAACGAGTTCGTTGTCTACTACCTGCACCAATATTGCGACGGAGCCCACCGACCCTATGATCGCGGCTTGTTCCATCAAAGATGGAATGTCGCTGTCGAAAATGATCGAATGAAGCTTCTGTTCACGGACTGGGTCGTCGCTCCCGTCATCGAAGCGGGCGGTGACGAGTGGCCAATGTGAGGCATTAAAAAGTAAGGATGTTGAATCCTCGACAACAATGTTACATAGATGCGTGCGGACTGATGGTCGCCTTCGGTTGATAGGAATATAAGATCCGTCTGCTCCACAACTTTTGAAAAATGGGTGAGGAATGTGATCGTACAGAGTTCCGTCCAGAACACGGCTGAGTGCAAGAAGCTCGCGGGATCGGCCGGACAATCGGGTTGAGAACATCATTCCTTTTTTTAATTCCGACCAATCCATCTTTTATCTTTCAAAAGGAAAAAATTGCATATGTCTAGAAGTGTAATATTGGAAGCATTTTAATATTATAGAGAGTCAACGATTCAAAATATTTGTTTTGATCGTAGAAAATTTATCATTTCCGAATCGTGCAACGAAGTAATACCCGGTGGCATCGACAAGATGGTCGTATCCTCCTGTCTTTTCCGGTTCGCTCGATCCACTTTTATATGAATACCGTTCGTAAGATTCTATACTTTTGGAGCAATACGAAGATACGAACGCCTTCCGAATCCCGAGTGAATTTTGAAACATCGCATTTGTAAAATTTAACCTGTCTCTAACAGGTGGCGCACGATTCATTACGAAAATTTGGAACCCGAAATCACGCAGAATAGATATATCGGTATGACCGCCAGACGAGGTGCGACGCGCCTGACCGGCTGGGTCCGGATATATCGTTATATGTGATAAGGCGACGCGCGATGAAGATGAGAAATCATTTTCATGACGTCCATATCGTCGCTTTATTTCATGGCCGATTTCTGAGGTGTTTGACGTGGAGAGAATCAGCTCGTCCACCTGGTGTGTTATAATTTGTCCGTCAACATCCAGGTTTTCTTGCCAGACAGTAGCCGACATGGGATTTATGTTGAAGTCCAACCCAATATGCAGTGTCAAATGCGGATCGTAGGCTAATTTTTTCACAGACTCTGATCTTGAAAAAGAGTAAAGACAGCGTCCAGAGTAATTTTCGAATGAAGCTTCGTATTCTTGGCGATATTGCCGAGAATCAAGGGTGTCGCGAGCCCCGTTTATTTCATGAGGGGGGACGTTGCCGCCGTCCATGGTTGTATAAAGGCAAGACCACCAGCCTGCGTGCTTAGCTTCGCCCGGTTGTCCGTTCATATAAAAATCGTAAAAATTCCCATATCCTTTTGGAGTGCCGAGAAACAGTGCATGTCCTTGTGTTGTTGACAGCATGGGACGCAGTATTTCAGGCCACACCGCAGCAGCTACGTCCGCCCATTCATCTCCTAGAAAAAAAAACAACCCGGTTCCTCGGAGCGAGTCGTAATTGTCGAGGCCAACGATGCGAATTGTGTGGCCATGAGGCTTGCACCGAATAGTCAGTTCGCTTTCGTTGGGGCTTGCGGCCAGCCAGTGGGCGGGAATGAGTCTCTTCAATCTGGGCCAGAATATTCTCTTGGCCTGTTTGTAAGTGGGAGCGCCATACCATATCTCGTTTTCTGGTGGAACATCACGAGTTATGGCGAGACGCACTGCTCGACGAATCTCCTCGGCAGCGAGGTAGGTTTTTCCGAAACGACGTCCGCAGACAGCGACCCGAAATCGCGAACTGTTGTTCCATCCAGCGTTGTATATGGTCATTTGGGGACGTGTCAGCGCCCGCTGCAAGGCCATCTAATCGTCACTCTTGCCAACTGTGAGCATTACGGGCGGTGGATCCAAACTGATTTCCTGTATGATCGAACTCACGGCATCTTCTGAACAGGCGGCGACGGTCCGTTCTCGGTCACGTTGTTCGGAACGTGTGAGGCGTGCGGAACTCTCCCTCAGAACGGCTGCTATCAATTGTGGATTGGGAGAGCGGTCTATAACAGGTTCTCCATCATCCCCCAAGATGATCGCTCCTTTTTCTCCGCGCCGGATTCCTGGTATGCCCGATATGGCCAAATCTCTTACAATTGCTAAAAAATCATCGTGAAACACGGAGAGCGCCAGCGTGAGGCGCGGGCGTTCGTCTGTATGGTGTCTGAGAAAGTGATAAAGATCGTCCAAGGAACGTCCGATGAGGCGTATGCAGTGTGACGTATTTCCGCTTTTCGCGACGCAGTCGCACAATTGGCCAAATTCGGCCTGCGTCATGGGTCTGCGTTGTTTGCGCATTTAGCCGCCTAGGCGACGATTGGGAGTGCGGCGTCCATTCCAGACAGATGAAGAGCTCATCAGGGCGCCTGCGGGCAGGGCGATCGCGCTGGCGCTGCTTGAGTGCCCAAAATCTTCGGCCTTCCGCGCACGAATTTCCATCGCAGCGATAGATTCGATCTGATCCAGAATATTCAACTCTATCGTTGCACAAACGGCCATATCTGGGTGTCGTGCGGTTCGTCCGAGGACGCACAAGATAGCCGACGCTTCGAAACGAACATTTTCTTCCAGATGTAGCATATCAGGAGTCAAAAATATAAAAGCACGATGATCATATGCGGGTTGAATTTCAAGCGGCGCACAAATAAGTTCGCCATTCGACAGAACAAAAATGACGACTGCAAACTTTTCTCGAAAAGCTATGATATCTCCGCGACTAATTGCACTCACGACTGTAACTCCGTGCGAATGAAAAATGAGGACAAAGAGCGGTCCCGGCGAGTCGAAACGAAACTTTTCATCTGGATGGCGCCGCACGAAATGTAGTTTCCAGCGGCCAGGGGTTCCCAGCCCTGTGCTTTGCGGCGTTCAGAGACGTTTTTCATGGCGCCTTGAGATAATCCGAGCTCAACAGATAATCTATGAATATAGCTTCTACTTACACCAAGACGCTTTGCTGTTTGTCGAACGGATAAACGTTCATGATGACAGCCTGGAAGCGCTAGAGCGCAACGTTCTCTTTCAGAATCATCAAATTTTCGAGCCATAGTTTAATCCGCAAAAGGATGTATGACGTGTGTATTTCCAGCCGCGGGAATGCGACCGTTTATTTCTGCTCTACGCAAGTCACGCGAAGAAGCATCGAGTCGTCGAGGGCGCGTGTAGCCGCGAGTGCAGGAGACGCTCATTTATATTATCCGAATTTGTATTTTGCATTACTTCGTAATGCATATCCTGCCACCGTGCGGGTAATATTGTATTACATGTCCCCAACTATTCATCAAACGACAATTTCCACCACAATCCCTCATGGAACGCGTGTGCGGCCACCTTCTGGGTGACGTGCCCGTTTATATAGCAAAAAATACCCAAATGGAAAACAAAAATCTCGTTTAGGTATTTTCTGTTCGTGCGTAGAGAAATATGCGAGACTTCGGGCCGTATTTTTTGGGGGATGGTTTGTTGAGAGAGTCGAAGCTTTCCGTCGGATCGGATACCATCACAGCGCGCGCTGATCGCCTGAAGGTGGCGATCAGGTTCGGTGGGGGCAATACAAAGGTTGCCGAGCGCTCTGGCGTGCCCTTCAGTACGTTGAGCAATTATCTGGCCGGCCGCGATATGAAGGCGGATGCGATGGTTACGCTCGCTCGCGCATGTGGGGTGTCACTGTCGTGGCTTGCGTCGGGCGATGGAGCAATGACGAATGATCCGCCCGAACTGGCAATGCAGAAATCAGACTCCGTGGTGTTGAAATTTTTTCATGCCGAGCCGTCCGCGGGAAGGGGCGTCACCCCTGATGAGTGGGAAGGATATGACGAATACGAACTGCCCCGTCATTTTCTCGCGGGCGTTTTCGGGACCTGGAAAAAGGATTTATTCTTGGTCCGTGTTCAAGGCGACAGCATGCAGCCGTCTATCAATCCAGGCGATGCGCTCCTTGTGGATTACACTCCCGACGCCTTGGCCCAGGCTATATATGTGATGAATTTCCACGGTATGTTCATCGTCAAGCGGTTGGCGATCAAGGACCGAGAAACCTTCACAGTAACAAGCGATAATGCCCGTTATCCGTCGTTCGATGTGCCTGTGGAGCAGGTGGCCTGGGTGCGTGCTGGCGAGGCGCGTGACCTGACGATTATTGGCCGCGTGGTGGCTAGATTTCAGCCAAATATTTGA